CATCGGTCAGCCGCGCGTTCTCGGCCTCCAACTCGGTCACGCGGGCGCGGAGGGCGGTAACTGCATCCACTTCGTAGTCAAGGCCACGGCTCCGAAACCCAAGCGCCATGCTCGCCACCGCTTCCTTGCTGATGTCAGTCATGCTTCACCCCCAAGGCGGCGAGGGCGGCAAACCACCCGTTGATGTCATCCTTCATCGCCTCGCAGACCTTCGGATCATCAAGCGCGGCAGACACCCAAGCCCCTAGTTTGTCGCTTGCTGTTTCCAGCGCCCTGATCTGTGGCAGCTTCATCGCCTCCGCCAGCATGGCCTCGGGCGTGGGGTCGGGGAGGGCGTCGATGGCGTCTGCGGCGGTATTCCCTACATCCGAAAGCCATCTGGTGCCTTCCTGAACCTCGGCTTGGTCCAGAACAAAATCGCGCCGCATTAGGGCTACCACCGCCGCCTTCATCGCCGCAGCGGATAGCGGGGAGGCGATGTCGGCACGATCAAGCCATCCGGGATTGTCCAGCGGCGCGAACGGTTTTGTCGGGTCACTAATGGTCATGGTCGTCTCCTTTGGCGAGGGCGGGGCAGATGCGGGCGGCATCCCATTCCTGCTTTATGTCGCGCAGAAGGTCGGCGTCATTGGTGCTGCCGAGATATACCCGATCACCTTCGTCGCAGAGGCCGTCAACAACGACAGTTACGCGGCGGTAAAGTTCGGCGCAGACCTTCTTGGCCTTTACTTTGGCCTCTGCCATCTCGGACTTGAGCCTGGTGATCTCGACCTCCTGCTGTTGCAGCTTTTCGGCGGCGTAGCGGGTGCTTTTGATGGACGGCCCGGTCATGTCCCGACCCTTTCAATCGTGCCCTGCCAGACAAACTCACCAGATCGCCCGACGCGCAGATGCTTGCCGCAACCGATGCAGAAGGTGCCGCCATAGAAACTGGGATCGCGGGCGTAGGTTTCTGCAATGGAGTGGGCCATTGTTGTCACCGCACCGCAGCCTTCGGTAATCTCGGATGGCTTCCAGTAGCGGCCCTTTAATGGGGCGAGTTCGGGCGGATATGCCTCATAATAGACATAGCCGAGGCCCTCGAATCGCGCTTCCTCTTCCTTGGTCAGCGGGTGGACTGGATAGGTCGGCCCCGCGCCGATATGCACATAGCTGTCACGCACGGGGCGAACGAAGCCTTTGGCCCGCTCTTCCTCGGACAGGACGACATAGCCCTTCTGCTGCCCGTTGGGTTTCAGGTCACGGTGATCTGGGGTGACGGGTGATCCGTCAGTCATAGTTGTCTTGGTCATCACGCGGTCCCTCCTGTGCTGTTCATCAGTTGTGAAATTACGGCCTGATTGCCCATTTCGATGTTCGTCAGAATGATCTCGAATGCCATTTCCTTGGTCATCTTGCGCTGGTCCTGTAGGGCCAAAGCCTGACCGACTACCTGCGCGGCGATGGCTAGAAAGCGATCTGGCGTGTCTGGCGTCAGATGACGATTGATCAACGCGCAAATGTCCAAGTGCAGCGCCTGATCTGCGGCGGTCGGGGTGAAGATTTTCATCGGCACCCCGCTCATTTCGCCACCAGTGCTGCGAGGGCGGCCTTCGCGATGCTGTTTGCGCGCCGCAGTTCCGACATCACATGCCCTTCGACGAGCATATCATCACCGCACCGTTCGACCTCGTGTAGCGCCTCCACCAGCGCCTTGATCTGCGGCAGCTTCATCGCCTCGGCCAGCAGGGCATCGGGCGTGGGGGAGGGGATGGCGGCAAGATCGCGGCCAATATCATCTGCGACATTCGCGCCGACACGCACGGCATCTTCCGGCCAGGTACATTCTCCGCACATATCGCGGAAATGGTCTGCCGTTTCCACCGCCGCCGCCTTCATCGCCGCAGCGGATAGCGGGGAGGCGAGGTCGGCGCGGATGTAAAGCGCACCTTTCATCTTGTAGGCGTAATGCTCATGGCCACTGTCTGGCTCCTGCCAGTTTCCGGCGGCAGAGCTTCCCTGTTGACCCCAGTCAATAAGCGGCCAAGCCCAAATCCGTTCTGGTGCATCACTCATGGTCGTCTCCTTTGGCGAGGGCGCGGAGGGTCTTTGCAAACGTCGCGAGGTCTTCCTGATATGGCGTATCGGGCGGCCAATGCGCTTGCTCGTCCTGCACCCACTGAGCGAGTTCATCCACCAGCCCACGCGGGATTTCCGCCGCATTGACCGTCACCGGCTGCACGTCGAGGGCGCTGCGGATGCGGGCGTCATGGTCGGCCTGCGCGGCGGCTTGAGCGGCCTCGGGCGTGCTGTGCTGTTCTCCTAGGACAATAGACCAGTGGTAAATCTGGAAACCGCCTTGCTCGTTCCAAATATCATACGAACCCGACCGATATTCGCCCGGCTCATCACCGTCTTCCCACACCAGCGGCTTGACCGTCACCGCCCGCGCCTCCACCGCCTCTAGATAGGCGTCCATCAACTCGGGCAGCAGGGCGATGGCGGCTGCATCTTCGGCATTCATATGCACCATGTAGTGCGGACCAAGCCCGACCGATCCATTGACGACCCCAACCGGGGCCTCCAGTTGCGGGTGTTCCCATTTGGTGAAGATGCGCCGCTCGATGTGCGCGCCGCTCGCTCCGGTGGACGGCAAACTCCATTCGCGGCGGTTCTCAACGACCTGCCAAGGCCCCGGCGTCATCTTCGCGCGCAACTCTTTCACGCGGGCGGGTAGGTCGGTCATTTCAGCCCCTCCGGACGGGCCTTCGGCCGCGGCGATGAATAGGGGATGCCCAGCGGCACGCACTGCACTGCCCCGTCCGGGAAGATCTTCAGGAAAGGCCCAGCAGCGGCGCGCAGGGCCTGCTCACAGGCCGCCGGCGGCAGCACCACAGCGGATTGATAGTCCGCCCACTGCCCGGCTCCGTAGGTCAGAACAAGAAGGGTCCAGAAGGTCATTTGTGGCTCCGTGGTTGATGGCGCCGCCCCGAAGGGCAGCGCCGGGTTTCCTGATCAGCCGCGCATCCGCGCAACCATCGCGTCCGCGATGATGACGCACACGTCGGCGATGCTCGCCGCAACCGAGCGAACATGGTCCTGAGACTGGTTCAGCAGGGTGTTCAGGTTCATCGATTGCAGTGCGGCGCTGGCAAACATCGGGCGGTCGAAAATTTCCGTAACGAGCGGGAGACCTTCGTCGGTCGTCAGGTCCGTATCGTCATCCGATACGTATGCGTCCACAGCATCAGCCGCGGTCGCTTCTGCAAACGCCGATGCTTCTTCCGGCACTGCGGCTTCTGCTGCGGTTTCAGGGTTTTCGGTCATGGGAGTTTCCCTCGATAATGGCCCGGTCACCCCGGGCAGGTAAGCGCGCCGGTCGCCCGGCGCTGCATGGGTTAGATGCGCCGCGGCTGCTTGTCCGGCTCGCAGGCTGGGACCGGCATCGGCTCGCCGTAGAGCATACCAAACGCCGTTCCGTCGGAATAGGCGAACGTCGCCAGCATCCCGAAGACCTTCGCTGTGCGCCCGGGCTTCGTGTGTAGCCACTTCTTGGCCATCAGCTTGACGTAGGTGGCGGCGGCTTCGGGATCGGTCGCATCAGCAACCCGGACGCGCTTCCCTTCGGTGGTTTCATGGTAGAGTGCGATCATGACGGTGGCTCCTTGTCAGATGCCCTGTTGTGGCGCATCATACGGCCAAACGCAAGCCCGAAATATCACGGGCCTGATACATGGGGATTGAATGACCGCCGCCTATATGCCGATCAGCCGCCGGCAACAGCCCATCGAGAAGGCCAGCGCGGACGACCTGAAGGCCCAGATCGAACGGCTCGCCGCCCGGGTCGAGCCAGAGTTGCAGCGCGCGATCCTGTCCTACCTGCAGACCGTGCAGGACAGCATCAGCCTCGAAGAACTCGCCGCCGCGCTGGAAAAGGGCGCCATCGACAACGTTCTCGCGCTGCTCGCCAAGGTGGACACCGGTGCGGCTCAGTCCGCGATCATGGACGCTGTTCAGAACGCGGTCTGGGGTGGCGCGGCGATGGAGGCTGCAACCATCAACGGCGCGGTGCGCGGCACAACCTTCATTTTCGACAAGCTGAACCCGCGCCTGATCGACTGGCTTAAAGGGTACACCTTCAACCTCATCCGGCTGGCCGACAACGGGACGAAAGAGGCCATCATTGATGCCATCCGGAACAAGATGGTGGCAGGCATGACCGCCGGTACCGGCCCGATCAGCGTCGCTCGGGAGGTTCGAGAGGTGATCGGCCTCACGGACCGCCAGCAGAAGGCGGTCGCCAACTTCCGCAAGGAACTCGAAACCTTCCACACCAAACGGTCAGCGGATGGCTACGGCCTCGGCTCCAAGATCGACCGGGTGAACGGCCGGCAAGTGTACCGGCCCGACGAGGACGGAACCCCGAAGGACGGGATCGATCTGCGCCGACTGCGCGACTTCGGCAAGGACGGGCAACTGATCCGCGCGATGCAGACCGGAAAGCCCCTGACGCCCGCCCAGATCGACAAGATGGTGGCGGCCTATGCCCGGAAGTACCTGAAGTATCGGTCCGAAACCATCGCCCGCACCGAGGCCCTTCGCGCCACCAACTTCGGGGTGCAGGACGCATGGCGGCAGGCCATCGAGAGCGGCAAGGCCGTGGAAAGCCTCGTCCGCCGCCAGTGGATCATCGCGCACGACGAACGGACCTGCGCAGTCTGCGGCGCTGTGCCCGGCATGAACCCCGCCCGGGGCGTGAAATTCGACCAGCCCTTTGCCACACCCAAGGGGCCGGTCACACTTCCTCCCCTGCATCCGGATTGCCGGTGCAGCGTCTTCATCAGGCAGTGGGAGCCAGAGCAGCTTGCCTGAACAACCGAAGGAGAGACGCATGAAGAAGCTTGCCATTGCTGTCCTGTCGCTGTTGCTGTCGGCAGCGTCGGCCATGTCCGCGGTCACGATTGTTGACCCGACCCTCGCCGACTGCACGACCACCGCGAAATATATCCACCACGACCAGATGGTCGCCAGCGTGGCCTCTAAATTCCACGGGGCGAAAATCCTACTGAACAGCGCGGCCTTCGACACGACCGGGCGAAAAGTCGAGGTATATTGGGATCAGACTGACGACGTTCTTATCTTGACGCTGGTGACGCGGTCGCTGAACAGCACCCAGACCGCATGGCAGGTGCTGGCGTCCAGCCCGACCTGCATGCCTGACCCGACGCAGGCGGTCCCGTTCCCGCCCCCAGTGGCTCCGTAATGGCGAAGGACACGTGCGCGACCTGTTGGTGGGCTGATTGGGCCATCGGCGGTCGCTGCGTCCGCCCCCCAATCGACATGATGGCCCGCGTTCACTGGAACGTCGCCGCGGCAAGCGGGCTGCGGCAGATGATGGTCGAAAACCTTGACGCCCCGGCGGTCCGGAAGAAGGACTTTTGCGGGGACCACGTGACCGGTCACCAGATCAAGGTGCGGGCGAACCCGGCTTACAAGGGGAAAGCTATCTGGGCCGGCTCCCGGGCGGGCGCGGCGGTCCCAGCGGCGAATGTGGATCATCAGCTTCTGGCCGTATTGAAAGCCAAAAGCCAGAGGCAAGCGTCCTGACCAGAACGGCGCACGACCGAAGCGCGGCCTCCCCGGAAACGCTCCAGCACTTCCCTGCCATGTCTTCCAATTCGGACGCGACAGCGGACAGTCGGCGGTAGACATCGAGGGCGGACAGGGACCGGGTCATGGCGCGCAGTCTCGCGCCGAGGACGTGCCGTCGTCTATGGCGTTGTGAAAAGCCGGGGTGCGCGGTAGAGTGCCAGAAACCAGTGGGGGCGCGACATGGCCGACAATATCACCGTCCGCGATAGCACCGGGAATGCGGTCGTGGTCCGGTCCACCGACACGGGCGGCATTCAAGTCCCGATCCACCGCCTCGACAGCATCATGATCACCGGGACGGCCGGCCTTTCCGCCGCGAACCAAGACCTGCTGACCAATACCGCGAACGGGTGGTACGACGCGGCCGCCTTCTTCTCCGGCTCCATCCAGATCATCGGATCGGCAGGCATTTCGTCCGGCGCCGTGATCTTTGAACAGACCAACGACAACAGCAGCACCACCGGCATCGCGCTGGAAGTCCACGAACTCGGCGTCATCAACGCCAACCCCCTCGTGGCCGCCGCCACCATCGCCGCCTCTACCCGCCGCGCGTTTGCCTTCAATATCTCCTGCCGGTACATCCGCGCCCGCATCAGCACGGTCTTTGCCGGCGGCACCGTTCAGGCCATCGCCGAGTTGTCGCAGCAGCCGTTTGCTGCTCCGGTGATGAACATGCAGCAGACGACGGCCGCGAGCCTGCTGACCACCGCCCTTCCCTCCTCGGCCCTGACCGGCTTCACGCTGCAGTCGGCGGCCACCACGAACGCCACCAGCATCAAGGCCGCCGTCGGGTCACTGACGGCGCTGTCGATCACCAACGT